CATCCAAATTTTTTATTTGTTTAATATTCCTTACTTTTAAACCTACTTTTGTTTTGGCGTTGCAATTAAATACATATTGAAAATGTAAATCTTTATATGTTGAATTTAGTAAATTAATAATTCTATAACATTCACTATCTATTTTAAAATGATGTAATTTTTCTTTCATATGTTTAATTATTTAATGAGTAGCTATTGCAATTGTGACACCTTTAAAACGATCCGATCCACAAGCATGGCCGTTTGGAGTACAAGAGCCACATAAACCAGGGCAAATAAAAGCCCGTCGATCACCCAGGGAAGTTTTAACGGCGTTATTATATTCTCTCGTTCTAGCTCCTAATGGTGCATCAAATTCCTTGTTTATTTCAACCGCTACAAATTCACCACGCACACATGATAAAGCTTTCATGCGCTTTTTAATATCCTGATTGCTCCCATGAATTGAACCGCTCGACAAATTAAGCTTGTAGTTTTCTGGAAACGTCAAATTAAGTGAATCATAAATTAAAAATTCTTTCCAAGATTTAGAATATCCATAAGCTTTTATTTCAGGACGTAAAAATAAAAGGTTCATCCAAAAAGTAAGCTCGTTAATATTCTTAAAATCCCCATCAACATAAAGGCGCAAGTTGAGAAAAGTTTTTCCCTTTTTTAATTTAAGACTTTTAAATTCACTTGCTATTATATCCCTACCCTTTTTTGAGTTCATTAAATAGAAATTTTGTAATTGTCTAAAAAATGCTGCGGGATAACGCCAAGCCTTAAAGGAATAACAAAAGTCTAAACAATCTCCAGCACCTGGGCAAGTCGCGCCTGGTATCGTTGAGAAACTAACGAATGGAAGTTTAGAATTACCGCCATCTTTAAAAATAGAAAATGGTATACTATCACCAATCTCATTCTCAAATAATGGTTTGAATCTTTTTGACCAGTAGCCCCAAGTACCTTCTTTTCTGACATCTGAGTTTTTCATGATGTTATCTAGAAACTTCAAAACAGGTTTAGTCCCGTTAGTTTCTATTTGGTTAACAAGGTCAACCAGTTCAAGAGCCATTGAACGTTTAAACGTCCACTTCTTTTTTTGCATTTGTTTGGATGGTTAGGTTAATAACTGAAACCTGGAAAACTAAAATTAATCAGCAATCCAGGGTTCAATAATGAAAAAGGAATATCAAGTTTAAAAAAACTTTTCAGATATTCCAGCAACAACGCATAAAATACACGTTCCTATAAGAACTAATAAAAGGAATTCCATTAGGTTAATTAGATTTAAGGAATTGTTTTAATATTGGCTGGATCTCTTTTTTATCAAACCAGCCTTTTTTTACGTGCTCACATAAAAAGTTTAGGAATGAAAGATGATTGTCCCCTTTTTTATCCATACTTCTATAATAGGATTCACTATCTAAGTAGCAATTGAAAATAATGTCATCGATAATGTCATTAGTTACGTTATCAAATGTAATTAATTCTTTTCTCATGATGTTAGTTGTTAATAAACGGCGGAGTCGTACCACTTGTTATTGTGCTTAGTAAAACCTCTGAAGCGTTTCATTTCTCCATTGGATCCAATTGTCATTGCTGACATTCTTGACTCGTCAGAAATTGGAACGAGTCTTGAAATTCTTACATCCCAATCAATATGCTCTGGGAGTAGTTCACCAAGTTTTACCTGGAGGTTTTTCCAGGCTTTTTTATTTTCATCAATGACATATGTCCTGGTGTCGTCGATATATTCTAAAGCCTCGATGGGATCGAACTCATACTCGCAAGTGCCACACTCGTATTCCCAATTCTTTTCATCGATCAGATCAACTATAGCTTCTTTTAATTTAGGTGATGCATTATCTAAAATAAACGCATTTACTTTATCTTTTAATTTAGATTTTTCTTCTAAGTTCATTTTTGATGTATTAGGTTAAGTTAAGTTTAGGAGTCTATTTTTATTTAAGACGTTACGACTATTAGCCAGGATAAAAACAAGCGCAAATAATTTATCTAACTTTTTTCATTAATTTTATGTAATTTTCTTTTTGTTATACTTGGAAAGCTGATTCTTTACAATTGGAATATATAAAGAGTCTATGCATCTTATTAAGGCTTCTTCTGTATCCTCGTTGTTCAATAGGTACGATAGGCCACTAACAGCCAAACAAGCATGAAGTGACTCGTGGAGTAGCGTTTCTAATGTCTCCTGGTTGCTTAAAGATTCTCTAATTGTGATAAGTTTTTTATCAATGTCACAAAGTCCATAATCATTAATGGATTTGTATTGGATCTTGAACAGTACTCCAGCAATAGAAATAGACTTTGGTTTATACATAACAAAAACGGCAACAATCAAAAAAATATGGAAACAAAAGAAAAGAGAAAACCAAGCCCAATAACAACAAATCATTAAGACAACAGATAAAATATCTGGAGCAAACACTATCATAGCAGCCTAAATTTTATGAACTGACAATCCCCCCTACATAAATAAATAAATCGGTCTAAATTTTGACGCTTTTTGATGGCTTGGGGGAATGCCCAAATCGTATACCACATGTTACCCCTTCAGATTTTTTTACCAAAACAAAGGGAGGGATGGTTTATTAACAAACTCAAACACTCAACATCAAGATGCTAACATATCTTATAGTTACTTATAGTTATCTTATAGTTACTTATAGTATCTTATAGTTATCTTATAGATATGAGTTAATGAGTTGTTATAATAAACTTATATTAAACTTATAGTATCTTATAGTTATCTTATAGTATCTTATAGTTATCTATAAGAGGGGGAATAATGAGTGTTATTTTCCCGAAGGGGAGGTTTGTTATTCACCTTTATCATTCCTTCGTATACGAATACAAACCTAAATACCCTATTTTTTCTATAGTATTATGTGTTCATCGCTCCACTGTTTAATTCCTGTGGCAAAAGCTTGGCTAAGAACGTGTTCATTGTTAGCGAATGTGGTCCAATCTGGCTCGAAATTAGTGCCAAAAAAAGCCTCAGTGATCACGGCTGGACAATGGGTTCCTCTGAGGAATGTAGCACCTCTATCACCGCTCTT